CCCAAACAATAACTTCGCCATTGGACGTTATAAACACTAAATTGTCGTCTACGCCGTAGCCTGCATCAATCGTCCACGTTCCCACGGCAACCAAGAACCCACCAAGTTGGGCAACCGAACTCATGTCAATTGCGGCAGCAGCGCCTGCAATGCTTAAAGTAGGCAAATACCATGCCTTTAGACTTGCGTTTTGCGTAAACCAAACTTGGTTTTTAAAAATGGCAATGTTGCTTAAACTGCTTGCCCCTACGCCAGTAATGGTTGGATTTGTCCATACTGAACCGTCATATAGCAACGGCGCATCTACGCCATTGACCAAATACAAGTAACCACCGGCAGGCGTTGTGACGTTGGTGTATTCCCACTTTGCGTTGCTCAGACCCGTCTTGACCGCTGCGCCAACTGCACCACCAGCAGTACAGTCGTAAATCGACGTTCCTGCAATTGCAAACAATTTGTCAGTTGCACCGCTTGAATAACCCATCAAAGTCTGAACTTGACCCGTGATGCCGGTGGAATATTTTGTATATCCACCACGCAAAACCACATTATTGACTGTGGGGAACAAATTGGTTAATTGAACGGCATCGAGCGTATCCATATTTGCGATACTGTCCCGCACGTTCCAACCACCGATAGGCGCTGGTAATGACTGAACCCGAGCCGCCGTACCTTGAACAAGTCGGCTTGCCATTAGTTTGTCCCGTAACCAGTATCAGGAATGTTGTCGTAGCCGATCAAAACTGTGCCTGGGCGTGGTGCAAACGACAAGTTAGCTGCTGACGTATCCTGCGCCCGAACAATCTCAAATTCCTCGATATAGTTGCGATACATTGCCGTGGTATCAAAGCCTTTAGCCTCGAAATACTTGAGCTTGGTAGCCAATACCATCAGTCGATCTGGGTAAATGCAAGTATCTGTATCGGCAGTAAACGAATCTTTTACAACATTCGTTGACGATAATGCCCAACCTTTCGAGCGATACTCATAGCCTAAAAGCTCGTTAGTTGAAACGCCAGGCCAAATCTGAAAGTATTTACCTAACAAGCGCCAGCGAATCCGTGGGCCGGTAGCGATAAAGCCTGAAAGCAACCATTCCCATTGCTGTGGACTCTCTGGGCCCAGCATCTCCCAATGCTTGCTGAGATCCCAATGAGTACGAGGAACGGTTGATTCGTAATCTGAGGGTAAAGGGTACTGCACTTTTTCAAAAGTGATTGAAGTGCCTAAATACGTCCCTGTAGCGGGTAAGTTGATTGTTACTTGCGTCGCTGAGTCAACCGATTCAATGTAGGCCGCATTTGAGATGCCGTTGCCCACGACCTGATACGTTGTATCAAGCCCAGCTGTCGATGGGATGTTGGTAATCGTATATGTGTTTTCAAGCACATCACCAGTTGTTACGCTAAAGGTTGTGGTGAATGTGTGTCGTTTTGTTAATTCTCGCCAGTCATGCTTTCGCAAGAACTCGTAGCCGGCAGCGTTCATCAACGCCAAGATTTGAATTACATCTTGGTTCGTATTCGATGCCACAGTAGTTGGCGTTGATACACCCAATTCATTGGTAACTTGGGTGACTAGCTGTAGCATCGTTGATGACATTTATTCCTCTTTTTTTGGCCTCCCAACCTTCTTTTCCGACAACTGAGCCATCAAAGCCGCTAACTGCTCTTTTACTTCAGCAAGTTCCGACTTAGTGTGTTCAATCTCAGTCTGACTAGAAGATTGGTTTTTAACTTGCAAATAACGCCTTGCCAACTCTCGCAAGCCCATCGCACCCATACCAAGACGTTGCAATTGGTTATCGGTAGCGGTAGCAACTTGCTCAACTGTCTGAAACTTAAAGATTTGCAATTCTGCCATCTGCATATCGTTAAAGTTCTCAGGATCGTCTTTTACCCATTGACTCAGAGGCACACCAACAACTTCTGCGTTATTGTTTTGCATCTGAAAGTACAACCATTGGCGTGGAAAACGTCTTTTGTGATCTTCCCGAACGGGTTGGTCAACAATGTTCGTCTTATCGCCTGGTACTGTAATTCGAACAAACGGCTTTTCTTTATACGGTTCTTTGTCGTAAACGTAAAATTCAACGTGCAAATGGTTGTCTGCGCTGTGAATATCGCTGTCTAAAGCCAATTTATGCCCCTGTTAATGTTACCCATGTAGTTGCGGAAGTTGCTTTTACCAACATTGTTTTAGCCGTTGCAAGCGAAACACTTGCGGCAGCTGCGTTCATTGTAGTGCTTGTATTGTAAGGATAGACGGTAATTGTCTGACCCGAATCATTACGAATAATCATTTCTGCACCAACTTCGCAAGGTGGCAACTTAACGCCAGTCGATGCTGCTGAAGTTGTGATCGTGTTGTTTGACACGTTTAGCTGCAAAGCATCTGCTGCGGTTGTGCCAGTAGCGACTAGGCCGACAGCGCCTTCGCCACAGATTACTTGTGCAGTTAACGATGAATTGCCTGCGCCCATAATTCTAGATGGAAATGCCATGATAATCCTTAAAGTTTAGTTACTCATCGCTTTTGCCATTTCGTGCAAAAGTCCATCGCCACATACTTCAATCGTAACATCACCAAAGCCTGCTACGACATTCTGAAAATCTGTCACCTGTTGTGCCATCCACGGCGCACACTTATACGTCACATCGTTAATCATAGCGTCAATTACACGTTCTGCGTCATTACTTTCTTGTTTGTATGCATGGTGTTCGCCATTGCGATAACTTGAATCCATGCCAAACATAAAAATGCGCTGAAACCCCTGCAACTTAGCCAATATCAACGACAAGATGCCAACAGTTGTAAACCCGCCCATCAAATGAACTGGTCGAGCCTTTTCATGCTCAAGCAACTCATAAACGCCAGGCGTATTGGCGTGAACTAGCACCACTTTGAAACCTTCCAACGCATCAAATACTGCATCGTCGCATTGGCTAGTGATGTAAAACGTAGTCGATTGCTGTGGATTCTGAACAAATCTCACGTTCTCTGGTCGAGCGTCAAGCATTACCATTACGTCAGGGATAATGCCTTGGCTTTGCAAATGATCGTAAGAACCGTTCATTGCCCATACTTTTGCGCCGTTTTGATGACGGGCTTTTAACTGGTCAATCGTGTCAACCAGACTTGGCCCACCACCAACAAGACAGACGCTGCCTTGGGATGACTCGTCAAAATCAAACCAAGGCAGCGACCTTTTTACGGATCGCTGCACATTGCCCAACAAAACGTCAGGCTCTGTGTTCCCTACAACATCAAGTACAGCTTCAATCATTTAGGTGATCTGTGACTGGAGATGTGGACGGTTGATTGTCACGGTAATGGTTGAAGTCGTAGAAGTGACGGTAGTCAGGTTGGCTGAACGAGCAGCAACAACTTGCAGACCGGCAGATGCCAAGACTTTCACACGACCGGCTGTAGCCGACAAGAACAGAGTGACGTTAGGTGCAACGGTCACAGCAGTTTTCTTGATGACTGCATTACCAGCAATTTGATACCAACCGTACAGACCCGCTGTGCAAGCCGACATAGCGACTGCAACAGGTACGTCTTGAACAGCGGTGTTGACAACCAAAGTTGTTTGGTAAGTTGTAGCGTTGTAGCGCACAACAGAACCAACAACAGTTGATGCCACGCCTAACAGCAGGATGAACTCACCCTCGCCGTAGGTTGGATCAAATGCACGAACAATAGTGCCAAGTACGGTTGGGGGCGTTGGGATAGTCGTGCCGCCAGCTGTAGTTGTGCCAGAGTCCGTTTGGTCAATATTTAAAAGCCCGATACGGGGTTCGTCGAATGTATATGCCATGATGGTTTCCTTTAAGCGATCAGAACGCCGCAGAATTGCGGGCCTGAAGATGTGAGGTTGCCGGCAAAACCGATGAGCTTGACGATAGCGTCTTGGTTAACAGCTTGACGTTCGCCGCCGATTGGCACGAAATTACGATCAGCGTGTGGACGGAACATCATGTATTTGGTGTTCAAGAACCACATATGATTGGCAGTTGCATCGTTACCGATACCACCGTCCAAGATCACATCTGATGCCATACCAGCGCCGTAGTATTTCAACGATGCAAAGCCTGCACCAACTGACGAATTACCACCGTCGGAGATACGTTGAATTGACTGCAACGATTGCAAATACAGCTTGTAATAGTTGTTGTCGCAAACGATCAGATCAGGTTTGTCTGTTCCACGAATCAACTGAACAGCAAGTGCATCCATATACGACTGGATGTTTGATGCTGAAGTAGCCGAACCGCCATCAGTCACGCCTGAGAACTTAGCCGAACGCCAAAACGAGAACGATGCACGATTGATGCCGCCGTATGTGCCGGTGCTTGGTGCGTCAGGAACAGCAGCGCCGAGGCCTGTGATGTTTTTGCCTGAGTTACCAGTACCGTCTAGGTAAATGTCACCCGAAATACGGTTCGCCAATTGTGCTTCAGCCACGCTCATACGACCATCTAGCAAGTCGATAATCGCTTCTTTACCGCTGTTTTGGATCATTTCCAAGCCGCTGATTGAAATTGCAGCAGCGTACTGGGTGATTGAAAATTGAGCAGCAGAAATTGGGCTGTTTTGACTAACGTTCAGGACTTCGTAACCTGAATATGAGTTAGTGTTGTCGGTTGCAGCGTCGTTGTACATGATTTCTTGCAAAATCACGTTACCGCCAGAAAACGTCTTTACATTGCCACGTTCTTTTAAACGGCGCAGTAAAGCGTTGTTATTTGTTACGTTGTCAGCAAGTTCACCGGTGCGGCTTTGAATGTTAGTCGCAATGATGTCGCTGATCGAGCTATTGGCAAATGCCATAGTAATCTCCGATTAGGTTATCAAAAACGCTCATTAAGATTGTCAAACTGTTCCATCAATAATGAACGCCTATCTTGCGCTTTGGTACTCGTTGCCGCCCCTGGTGTTGAGGATTTAACGCTGACCGCTGCCGCCCTAGCTGCTTTCGCTGCTCTGTTCGATGCTTCCCGTTTCGCTGCATCTGCTTGACCCTGTGAGGCTTGCTGATGTTTTGTAAACAGGTCGTTATCTAGGCGTATTGCCTTTTGGTACGCATCATCCAAGTCCTTCGCCACGCCGCTGTTAAGCAACTGGATCATTGTTGGACGAGCTTCCTCAAAATACTCTGCTTTTGATTGAAACTGGTTAATTTCGCTCAAAAGTGCTTCATTCTGTGCATTTTCCTGCTGTTGCTTCCAATTTAACACCTCGCCACGAACTTGTGCAAGCTCGTTTTGAATGGCGTAAAAGTTGGGATCAGTAGGCTGAATCTGCACATCGCCCATGTTGATCCCGTACTGTTGGGCTAATTGGGCAAAATATGCTTGTTTCTGCTGTGGCGATCCGTGGCGCAAGACGTTATCAGCCTCCATCAAGGCTTTGACAGCTTGTGGTGCTTCGATGCCTAAACCACGGATGTTGTTCATGTACGGCTCAATGGCTTGCTGCATTTGGTCAGCATATTGAGCTTTAGTAAGCAAAGGCTGTACCCCTGCTCTCATTTCTTCTTCACGTTTCCAAGCGTATTCTTTTAGCTTTGGATCAGCGGTTGTCCAGGCTTCGTGATAGTCCTTCTTCCACGATGCTGGTGGGCGTTCCCAAACTGGTGGCTCTGCCGGTGGCTCAAGATTGGGTTGTTCCTGCGTCCTTACTGCCTCGACTGGTGCTTCATTCTGAACCTCATCGAACTGCTGTGACAGTAATTCTCGACGATCTGGCTGTTCAGTATTTTCCAATTGCATACCCCTTTAGGTAAATTTACGGCGAAGTTGTGAAAGAACTTGATTTGCCTGTTTGTGCGTCATGTTCGCCAGCTGCTGCCGCATGACTTCCCTGCGTGTGTCTTTTGGCGGTGGCAACTTGGTTTCCATCTTCTCATTGCCCACTTCAAAGCAATTATGTTGGCGCAAGTGTTCCCGATGTATTGACCGGCTCGTAATCATTGACCCGTCAATCATGGATTTGTAGGGTTGAATGTCTGGCATGACCATTGGGCCAAGGCTCTCGTAATGCTCTTTTGAGCCTTTCTCGACCAGTTCGCCATTAACGTATATGTAAGTTTTTTTCATAACAGAGCTATAACGTCCTCATCATCCATTTCTATGTGTTCGTTGTAAATCCGGTTTACCCGATCTAAATCAGCCAACATTGCATCGTAATTAATTACTGCCGGCGCTTGCGCTGTAGCCTCAATGACAAACGGTTCTGCAATTTCCTCTGCAATCCTTGGTTTACCCTCTACTATTTGCTCAAATAATGCAATAACCTCATCTCGCCTTGCTTTTGCCTTTGCTGCCTCTGCTTTGCGGTGTTCTTCTTCCTTTCTCTTGCGGTCAACGCCATCGTGGGTGTCAACGTCAATTAGGACGGGTACATAGTCCCATGTCGCAACGTCCCACGTTCCGGTGTCCCAATACCCGTTCATGCAAGCTCAACCCCAGCGGCTCTCCCGTCTGCGCCACGAATAATTTTCTTAGGCGCTGCAATAACAGTCATCACGCCATTGATTTTATCCATTGCGGTGTTGTGCATATTGCTCATGTTGTCGTGCATCTGCACCATACGGTTCATGGCTTGCGTTACATTGTCACCAAGTTCTGCGGCAATCTTAGTGCTTGCAGCCTCTTGCGCCTCCAGTAACGGCAAGTCTAAGCCTGGGTTCGCCCCAATCCTAGCCACCATGATCTTGGTTGCAGACTCTAGCTCAGTTTTCCACTTTTCCAACTGTTCGGCAGCTTGCAACTTGGCTTGTTCCATTGCCTGCATATACTGTTGTTTTTGCGCCTCAAGTTGGGCATCGGCTTGCAGTTTCATTTGCTGCATTTGAACGTCTGCTTGCGCCTTGGCTTGGGCAACTTGAATATCGGCTTGCGCCCTCAGTTGTTCAGCCTGCGCTGTAGCCTGCATCTTCATCTGCTCGTTTTGGGCTTGAGCTTGCATCTTCATTTGCTCAAATTGCTGCTCTGCCTGCATTTTCATCACCTCTGGGTTTGGTGGTGGTGGCTGCTGCGCTGCTTGTTGTTGTTTCATCTGCAACTCTTGCATGGCTTGGTCAATCGTACCCTCAATCGGTGCGGCTTTCTTATATGCGCCAACGCCAAACTTAACTAGTTCAATCAGCATAGGCACTAACTCTGGCGCTTGTTGACCCATTGGCAACGCTTGCGTTAAGAACCCACCCATCGCTTGTAAGAATTCAACTCGCTCACGTTTGTTTTGATTCTCGTCAATCTGCACCAGGCTATCTGAATCCACTTGAATGCGGAACGAGCGTAACGGTTTGTCTTGGATTAGCTGTAATGCCTGTGGAATAAGCGCCTGATCTGCCGGCTGCATACCTTGTGCGGCAGCGTACATAAGGATTGTTGTGGGTTGAAACTTAGTGCAAATGACTTGGGCTTTTAACTGGAATAGCTCACTCGCAAACAGGGCAACATCTTCTTGCATCGAGCGCAAGCGCAGTCCTGCATATTGACCCTTAATCTGTTGTGCCGTTGCAGTTTCAGAGGCTTGTCCTTGCCCCCGAATAATGTCACTAATACCTGTAATTTCATAGATTTGGGTTTTGATTTCATTCATTGCTCGATAGCATTGCATGAGCGTTGCCGCCATCACATCAATTGGCAACAAGTCAATCGACCCTTTTAATCCACCCTTTTCAGAGAACGCCATCCACTTATCAACGGGGATCAATGTGTTGTTATCGCCTTCAGTCAAAAGACGCTGCAATGTGGGTTGTGATGCGTCGTAGACTCCACGCACACGCAAAGCCTTAACTAGCCCGTCAATGCGGTCTGTCAAAATGTCTAAGTCTGTCGCTTGGTCTTGATACAACACAAAGTCAGGCACAGGCACAAGCGTGTCGCTCGTCATTGTGGCGTACAAAGGTTTGGCGCATGGGAAGAAATTTTCTAGTTCTAGCGGATCGTCTCGTTCGTCAAGAATGTTTGGGCAACTCTTGCTAATCCAGTACACCTTGCCGCTTTCTTTGTCCCATAGTTCGCAAATCTTAGCCCGTGTGAAGTCTTTAGATTGGGTCGAATACTGTTTATTGGTTTCCGGCCCTGCATCTAGCGGAATGGATTTAGCCGTTTCTTCGCCAAAGCGTTCGATCAGGCTGTCTTTGGTCATGTACACCCAACGCCAAACTTGGGTGACTTCCTCCCATGTACGGGCAACCGAATGTCCAAAGTCTTTCCAATGGACATAATCGGTAGGCGCACACTCGTACTCAATTTCCTCTTGTGGTTCGACTTCCTCACCCATAGCGCCATCAAGCGTCATAGAAGTCTTAACTTGCTGATCGCTTTCTTGGTCAGGCTCGTCAACGTCCTCAGTGATTTGGTAACCATCTTCGGGTTCATCTTGCGCCCGAACGTGCGGCTCGTAACGCACCCATGCCACGCCTCGACCACCCAAGAATCTATCTTCGACTGCGTGTTTCATGGTCGATCTGAAATCGGTGTAATGCTCGATCTCAAAGTCCAAGGCACGTTCAATCAATTGGCTGGCAACACGGGCAACTGGGTCGTTATCCCCAAAACGTCGAGATACGTCAGCCTTTGGCAACCTGGCATATACCGCAGGGATCAGCGTCTGTACGTTAGACCACAGAATGTTGAATTTAGCGGTTTCGTTGGTGTTCTGATTGCGGTTGTCATCACGGTAGCGCCTCACAATCTTATTTGTGCGAGCTTCCCATTTCTTGAACTCATTGTCGTATTGGCTGATTACGTTTAGCCACTTCTGAACGCCGGTCAATGCTTCCATCTTAGTATCTCGCAAAAATTACGTCACGGTTTACCCGCCCGACAATCTCGTAGCCCCATTCTTGGAGTAGGTTGATTGTGTCCTCGTCGGTGTATCCATAACGACTGCCCAAGCCTTTTAGCTCAAGCGTGATAACTGGATACGTTCTCTTGATTGTTTGTTCAGCACCCAATATGGCTAGATGTTCGTAGCCTTCAATGTCTAATTGGATAAAGTCGCAATCATCAACCTCTAAAGCATCAATTGGTATAACTTGCACATCTTTGCCTGCTTTTAACTGATGCGCCCCAATGTTCTCAGGATACGGATGATCGACTGCCGCTGTGCCGTGCTTGTCACCAAATGCAGCTCGATGATGCTCAATGTTGTCGTGGCCTGCGACATTTAGCAGCAAAGCCTGATAATTGACTAAATCAGGCTCAACTGTAATGACACGCTCAAATTGCCCTGCCATCGTAGCGGGATAAACGCCAATATTGCCGCCTGCTTGAATGACTGTGCGGAACTGGTTCATGTGGGTATAGCTCACATTCAAGTCTGGCAGCTCGACCAAGAGTGCGTTAATGCAGCACTCGTCAATATCGGGAACTTGCCAGCCTTCAACCAATTTCATACGGTATCCTTGTTTGTTCCCACGGTCTAGGTTTACCGTGAAAAATCACCACCTTGGCATCGTCTAGCCCTTTTGGTAGCACATCAGCCTTAAAGCTAACAATCCCGTCACAAATGTCCTGCCAGTAAGTCACTTTGTCCCGCATAAAGTGCTCAATGTAAGCCTGGTCACCACCCGCCGTGTACATCTGTAGTGCTGCAAACTTGTCGTACAAATCAACAGGTTTAGACCAGTACATCATGCTGCTTTGCATGGCTTTCGGGTTGTACTGACCCCGATAAACATCACGCATAATCACAAAATCGTGCTGCTTTGCCGCCTCAATCATTGCCGTACAGTCACCAGTTAGCACCGTGTCTAGGTCAAAGTACAACGCACTTGGTAGCCGAAACAACTCCATCTTTGCCCACCAACCAACCCAATCGTGCATCAAAGAAATGGTTTTGCACTCTAGCTCAACGTCCGACAGGCACACAAACTCATGCGGTGGCAGATACTTGGCGCACATCTTTTGCAAGGCATAAACGTGTTCAGGCTTGAAATCACCGCCTGACCGCAATACGCTCGCTACGATCATGCGCTGAAAATGCCAACAGCTATTACTTCTACGCCTGCGCCAGTTGTGACCTTCCACGGCCCGCTACGAGAAATAGCGTTTACTTCAATGTTGTAGACGTTAACGCCTGTTCCCGCTACTGCTGGCAAAAGAACGTGCGAGAATGAGCCATCGACGATGGTAACGCCACCTGTTGCAGCTGTGGCAACAGTACAAATTAAACGATGTAAATAGTCACCAACTGCGCCTGTGCCGCCTAAAACTTGTGCGGTCTGACTTGCTGCAACGTGTTCGTATTGATATTCATAAGGTTGTGGTACGCCGCTCATAATCTTCTACTCCGGTTAGTGGTGTGGGTTGCCCACATATCATTTAAAGTAACTGTGTTCTCAGGCCCGACAATCAACGGTTTAACAACATCTGGCTGCTTAACCTTTGGCTCTAGCCTCCAAGCAATTGCCAACATTCGGAACGCATCTGCTGGGTGGCTTGTCCAATCATGCCTGGGCGTTTGCCTAAATGCCTTTTTGTCCTCGTCGTATTCCCGCTGATATTGCCGTAAAGCCTCTAGCCCATCGTGCGTCCGTTCAGCATCAAACCAACATTGCGGCAACATCTGACGCACCGCCTGAATCCCGTCTTGCACCGACAAGTCAGGCACAATCGCCATATTGTTGATGCCTAGATACTCACTCAATTGCTCAATGACTGACTTACCCGCTGCTGCTAGAGTTTTAGCCCTTGCATCATGGGGTAGGTAATGTTTTGCGTATTTATACGGCTTTTCTACGACTATTTTAGCTATTTCTGCAATGTTTGCACCACTTATTGCAAAATAATCAATGATGTGGATTTCGTTGCGTATAACTTGATACCACCAAATAGCCGTGTCATCTCGATAGCCCAAATCCCAACTAGTGTAAGTCGGTAGGTGCGGATCGTAATCAACACGCCTAACTTGACCGGCATCTGTGATCTTGCGTATGTCCTCGCCATAAAAAGCGCCAAGGATTGCCGCCTCAAACGAACACTCATACTCTTGTAAAAACTGGTCATCGCTGATCTGTGCGGCAGCTGCCCGTAGCTCTGTGTCAGGCAAGAGTCCAGACTCACTTGCCTTTAAAACAAGGTGAAACCACTCGTTTGGTGTTTTCTTAGCTGTTTCAAATATCTGCCAAAACTGGTTTTTTCCTTTCGGTGTGCCAGCGAACACAGCCCAACCTTGCTTGTCTGACAATGTTGGTCGAATGACGTTACCCCACACGCTCGGTCTAAAGTCACCATATTCGTCCATGAAAACGCCATCAAAGCCCAATCCACGCATGGCATCTGCGTTGTCAGCTCCAAACAAGCGTATCTTGCCGCCAGTTATAAGCTCAATGGTCAGTTCGGCCTCGTTGCTCGATGCGAGAACTGGCTGGGCAAAGTGTTTAAGGTAATCCCAAGCCACAGACTTAGCCTGGCTGCGAAATGGCGCAATGTAAGCAAATAGTGGATTTGTGCTTTTGCACATAAGTGCAGCCCGAACAATGTCGTTAATGGCTGCAACTGTCTTGCCGGCTCGTCGGTGTGCAACAAGGCAAGCCCAACGTTCGGTGCGGTTATGGAATGGTTTAAAAGCGCCCCGTGGAGAGTAGGGCAGCGTTACTTCCCGTCTTGCCACTTGACCACCAGTTCAATTGGGCCATCATTGGCGCCAGTATGTTCGGTTCGTGCGAGTTTGGGAACGTGGTATTCAGCGACAGCCATAAAACAATCAAACGCTGTCTTTGGGCCATACCGTTCATCTGTTGCAATTTGGTCAAGCCATTCTTGTAGTTTGTCAGCATTACCGTCTACAAAGGCTGCTATAGCCTCTCTAGCTTTCGTTGTGCTTTTGTTAGGAATACCAACAGGTCTACCAGCGCCTTCCCTCTTACCGCCTTTGATAATCTTGGATTGTTTTTCAATTGCCATATCTTTTCTCAATGGTCTTAGATTTAAGATAGATTGAGTTTAGCTTACTTATTGCGTTCGCTGATATTTTTAGCTTTTGACCTTGCATCTTCTTTGCTTGATGCGCCCCATGCTTTTAAGGCTAAGGCTAATCTAGTCGGTTTCCCGTCTTTCTCCATCGGCCCTGGCATATTGCCCATTCGTGCGAGAAAACTGGCACGTCTTGGGTTATCGCCTGACTTAACTGGTGGCTTGAGGTTCATGCCCTCTGCTTTGGCACTCGCTCGACCCTTGGCATTTAGACCGCCAGCAGGGTTCTTACCCTCTTTACGTTGCCAAGCCGCTGTCATTTCTTTTCGTCTTTAGCTGTCTTAGCTGATTCTTTAAAGTCTTTAGCCGTAGGTGCGCCTGGATCGCCTGGCTTTCTCATGCGTTCACCGCTGCCGGCTTTGATGCGTTCTTGTTTTGCAAGAATATTGGCATAGAGTCCCGCTTTCATTTGAACGCCTTTAGTTTGTAAAGGGTTGCGTCAATCAAAGCCGAAATCTCGTCAATGATATTCTGCAGCTCTGTGTCTTTAGGCAATTCGTCACGAATGTCTTTTACAAACGCTTTGACGCTTGTGATGTACTTAACTGGGTCTGTGGCTAAGTGAAAGTCTTTGGGATACGCTTTGATGATCCCATAACAGCCTTGATAACTTTCAGCCCAAGTATCAACTAAGTCAACGATGCCTTCGTAGTATTTTTGCAACGCTTTATGTTTGGCATAAGAGTCTGTTTGCAAGTGCATGAAGTGTGCGTTTGTCCCGCTATGGAACAAAGTTGCAACGAAAACGGCAGGATAGTCCATAGTGACCTCACAAGATAGCTATCACAATTGTACAACCGCCGCCTGATTTAATCGAC